TACCAATAACACATCTATGAAACCACTAAGCAAAACACTAACAGAACTAGGGATTCCATTTACTTTCCCTATTATAATTAAAGACTCTAATGGTAACGAGACTTACTACGAAGTCAGCCTTGGCAACTGGTATAAGCATAAATATGATGCCAACGGTAAATTGACTTACTTCGAGAACTGCGGGGGCTACTGGTATAAGCATGAATATGATGCCAACGGCAACGAGACTTACTTCGAGACCAGTAACGGCGTAAAGCGAGGCACTCCACGTTCAGCTAAGACCTGCGAAGGCAAAGTTGTTGAGGTTGACGGAATTAAATACAAATTAACAGCACTATGAAACCACTAAGCAAAACACTGACAGAACTAGGTATTGATTGTGCGTTCCCTATCGAGATTATGGAAGCCAATGACAGAGTGACCTACTTCGAGGACTGTGACGACTACTGGGAGAGGTACGAGCGTGACGTCAAGGGTCGCCCAACTTACCACGAAGACAGCAATGGCTTCTGGCAAAAGTGGAAGCGTAATGCAGATGGTGACGTTCTTTATTATGAGGACAGCACAGGCGCAAAGAAAGGCATACCTGAATCAACTAACCAATAACACTATGAACTCCCTAACAATCATGACTCTAATACAAGCTTTGATCTTAGTAGAAAGCAACAACAATGACCGAGCAGTAGGTGATGATGGACTAGCGTACGGTTGCTTACAAATACATAAAATTTATGTAGAAGACGTTAACCGTATATTAGGTGAAGATAAATACGTACACGTTGATGCATTTGATCGACACGATTCAATAGATATGTTTATAACGTACACAAGTCACTACGCTACATATACAAGGCTAGGTAGAGAACCAACACCAGAGGATTTCGTTCGTATACACAACGGCGGTCCTAATGGATGGAAGAAACCTGCAACAAAGAAACACTGGAACAAAGTTAAAGATATACTAGATAATTATGCAAAACGACCTTTTTCAAATCCCCCGCAGCGAAAAACCAGCACTAGACTTACCTCCAGTGATGCAGCCAAAAAGTAACTGGCGACCTCCTGCACAACTACCAAAGTTCGACAAAGTCATTGCCATTGACTTAGAAACCTGCGACCCCAACCTAAAGAAGAGTGGACCCTCTTACAAACGAGGAGAAGGTAAAGTAGTTGGCATTGCTATTGCCGATGAGCATCAACAAGTTTATCTACCCATCGACCACCAAGGTGGTGACAACCTAGACAAAAAGCTAATATGCCACTACGTACAGAACGTAATCAACGAAAGCACTGAGATACTATTTGCAAATGCAGCCTATGACCTTGGCTGGCTCGCTGTTCTAGGCATGACAATCAACTGCCCAGTGCGAGACGTACAGATTGCAGAAGCACTGATTGACGAAGAACAGTTCTCATACAGCCTCAACAATCTATCTAAAAAATACCTCAAGCGTACTAAGTTTGAAGACAACCTGAAGAAAGCAGCAGAAGCCTATGGAGTAGATCCCAAGGGTGGTATGTGGAAGCTACCAGCACGTCACGTAGGTGAGTATGCCGAGATAGATGCTCGCAACACTTGGGACATATACCAACACCAGAAGCCTGTCCTACGAGAACAAGACCTATGGACTGTATGGGAAATGGAGTGCAAACTCACACCCGTACTTGTCCACATGACAATGAAAGGTGTACCTGTTAACGTTGACGGTGCTGACAGGTTAAACGAAGAACTCAAAACAAAAGAAAAACAACTAAAACATCACTTCTCTGACCTAGACATCTGGTCTCCTGTACAACTAGCAAGGCACATCGAAAAGCTAGGCTTTATCGTACCTAAGACAGAAAAAGGCAATCCTTCCGTAGATAAAGACTTTCTAGTCAACTGCGATCATCCTGAAATTAAACTAATCCATGAAGCAAGAAGCATTAACCGACTCCGAAAAGTCTTTGTTGAAGACATCATTCTCAACCAAAATTATAAAGGACGAATCCACGCAGACTTCAAACAGGTTGCATCGGACTCTGGTGGCACTCGTTCAGGGAGGTTATCTTCATCCAACCCAAACATGCAACAAGTCCCTAAGCGAAGTGATATCGGTAAAGCTATCCGAAGTCTCTACGTTGCAGAACCAGACACACTCTGGTGTAAAGCAGATTACAGTTCACAAGAACCACGACTCCAAGTACACTACGCACTCCTCGGAGAATTTGGACAACCCCTGCCTAAAGCAGTACAAGCCAGAGAAGCATTCGAGCGAGGAGAAAAGCTATACACGTTCTTCGAGAAAACCACAGGACTCCCTTACGATACCTGTAAAATGTTATGTCTAGGCATCAGTTACGGTATGGGAATGAAGAAGATGGCAAAGACGCTCAACATATCTGAAGAAGAATGCAAAGCTACTATGCGTAAATTTAACAGCGAAGCGCCGTTCCTAAAAGTCCTGTTCGACAACGCAATGAACGTTGCAAGCTCTCGTGGTTACATCAAAACAATCATGGGACGCAGAGCACGATTTGACTTCTGGACACCTAGCTTTGAAGAGAAGCCAGTAAAAGGATACGGTCCAGCCAGAGGAAAGTACCCAGACAAACCACTCCAACGTTCTTTTACAAGTAAAGCACTAAACAGGCTTATTCAAGGAAGCGCAGCAGACCAAGCAAAGAAAGCTATGATTGACGCTTATGACGCTGGTTTTGACATGCGTTTGCCAGTACACGATGAGATCAACGCTATGGTTACTTCAGAAAAAGAAAGTTTAGACTTGAAATTGATCATGGAAAATGCTATACCGCTCAAAGTACCAGTTATTGCCGATATTGATCTCGGTCCTACTTGGTGCTAACCAAATACAATATGCAAGATACAGAACAAGACATACTAGAAGAAGCCCTGAGCATTACTCAAGGTGATCGACAGGAAGACTACGGAGACTGTAAAGTAGAACTAGAGAGAGTTGCCACAATGTGGTCAGTAATCTTCGACACTACGGTAGACGCCAACCAAGTAGCCCTCGCAATGATCGCCTTAAAGATGACAAGGCAGATGAACAAAAACAAAAGAGATAATTGGGTTGACATTGCAGGTTATGCAAGAGTCGGCTATATCGCAACAAAACCAAATAATAACAATGACTGATGAATTACTACAAGAAAGCGACGTTATACCTGTCGCATCGATCGAAGGATTTGATACAAGCTCTGTCCCCGCTGGAGACTTGGCTGAGATTAAGAATCTGGGCGAAGCTCTCAACGACTTGGATCAAAACATCCTTGAAGAAGAAGGTAAAATTAGTGCTCTCAAAGCTAATCGTAAAAAGATAGCAGAAGAGTTGCTTCCAGACTTAATGGAAAAAGTTGGACTTAAGCTTATTCAGCTTAACGACGACACCAAGATTCAGCTTAACGATTTCGTTGACGCTCGAATCAAAGACCCGCAAACTGCATTTGACTGGTTGCGTGAAACTAACAATGATAGTATCATCAAGAATCAACTTAGTATTACACTAGGACGAGACCAAGATGCACTAGCAAAAGAAATACAAGATTTAATTGAAGAGTCGTTTAGTGTGACTGCTGATGCAAAGATCAGTATCCACCACGCAACTCTCAAGTCTTTCTGTCGTGACGCTCTGGACAACCCAGAACTGGCAGAATCCTTACCTCGTGAAGCCTTTGGTATCTACCAAGGAACACGAGCGAAAATAACCCGATAAATAGAAAAGAGAAATAAGAATCATGGCATTCGATATATCAACAGTAGCAGGTCAAGGAACAGAGAATCTGGACTCAGGTTCTTCCTTGCCCTTCATCCGCATCCTGCAAGACTTGAGCCCTCAGCTCAAACCACAAAAAGACGAATACGTAGAAGGCTCAAAGTCTGGCGATCTCTTCTTTGCTAAAACGCAAAGCATTGTAGATCAGCCCGCAGAGATCATCCCTTGTTACACTAAGTCCATCTATACCGAATGGGTTCCCCGTTCAAAAGGTGGCGGTTTCAAAGGTAATCACCCACTGAGTGTTGTTAGTCATCCTAACTACGAAAAAGGTCGTGAGCGTCAATACGATGAATGGCTAGGAGAAAACGAGCTTAAGTTCACCACATACTGGTTTGTGCTGTTAAAGCTCAACGGTGCATGGGAACAAGCAGTTATCCCCTTCACCTCTTCTCAGCTTCGCGTATCTCGCAAGCTGACAACAGACATCAACCGTTTCCGTTACGACGGAATGGACGTTGTACCACCACTCTATGCGCAAGCATGGAAGCTAGTTTCTGTACTAGAAACAAGCAAAAATGGCGACGATTACTTCAACTTCGGATTTGAAGAACCTCGTGTTCTTGACTTCGAGACTGATGAAGAAACGCTGACCCTTGCCTCAGAGACGTACAACACTGCGTCCGACACCCCACTACTACAAACATCGGAGCAACCAAAGCTGGTTGCAGATTCCGCTGTACACTTCTAGTAGTAACCCCACCGCCCCTAGTTCCTTACATGGAGCTAGGGGCTTTATTTTCCAATGATACCTGTAGCCGATTTAGCATTTAAGTTTTACGATCTTTTCGTAAGCAACCCATCCGTACACGGACAGACTTCCCTTACAGGAAAGACTCGTGATCGTGATGGCAAACAAGATTCACGATCTTTTTTAGTCAAGACACCGCTGACCAATGAAATCTGGGAAGAGCACCTTAAAGGTGACAAGATCATCGGCTGCACTCCACTAATCAACGAAGACCGAGTTCGCTGGGGTGCACTCGACGTTGACGTATACCAAGACACCAACACAACAGAAGACATCGTAGCCAAAGTTAAAGAACACAAACTACCCTTTGTTGTTTGCCGCTCTAAGTCTGGTGGTGCTCATGTATACTTATTCTTTGCCGAAGAAGTTTCCGCAGCCGCTGTAATTGACAAGTTAAAGTCATTCAGCGCATTCTTCGGACAGGGAGCTTGTGAGATATACCCCAAGCAAGCAAAGATCAGTAACCGCAAAGATGACTCTAAGTATGGCAACTGGATCAACATGCCGTACAGTGGCAACCCTACCCTACAATATGCATTCAACGACGACGGTGAGTTCCTTAACCCACTTGAGTTCATAGAACTAGCAAATCAAAAACGACTCAGCCAAGAAGACTTTGACAATTTAGAAGTACCAGTGCTTGAGACCGAAGAGCTACCAGAAGGACCCCCGTGCCTCAACTATATCTTTCAAAACCGCACACAACACAGCGAATCTAGAAACATCACTCTAGCTAATGTAGCCGTATACCTTAAGAAAGCTCAACCTTCTGATTGGAAACACCTGCTACCTAAGTACAACAAGAAGTTTTCCGAGCCTCTCGAAGACAGAGAAGTAGAAGCACTTGTTAGCTCGTACAGCAAGAAAGACTACAAGTACCAATGCTCTAGCCAGCCTCTATGCAAGTATTGTGACGCTAAGCTGTGCGGACAGCGCAAGCACGGCATTGGCGGAGAAGAGTTCCTACCTAACAACAGGTCTCTTATGCAGCTTAAGAGCGACCCACCGTTGTGGTTCTTAACACTGGACGACTCTGAGTTGCAGCTTACGACTGAACAGTTTGATAACTTCAATCTATTCAATCAAAAAGTAATGGAACGACTGCTATTCAAGTACCCACCAATCAAGCAAGAAGACTGGGTCAAGCAACAGAACCTACTACTTAAGAATTGTACACAAATAGAGATACCGTTCGAGATGACTCCGATAGGTCAGCTCGTAGAGTACGTAACTATGTTTTGTGCTAGTGCCAGCGACAACCCAAACAACATTAAGAACGGACCTATAAAAGCTAACAAAAGTTTTTACTTCCGAATGGTTGATCTCAAGGACTACCTCAGCCAACAACGTTTTAAAGACCTACCCGATAACAGAATACTGTCCGTGATCAAGCAAGTGCTTAAAGCAGACGCAGTAACTCACACCATCAAAGAACCAGTAAGACTCAACGTGAGATGCTGGCGGGTGCATGAGACTGCTCTGCACATGGATCCTACAATACCAATGCCTAACTTAAATGACCAAAACCAATACTAGTACAATCTTCGTAGCCAGTGCAGGTACAGGTAAGACCACAACCTTGATGGACTTACTCACCGACTGCCTAGAAAAAACAACTCCCAATAGAATCTGCTTCACTACCTTCACCAAGGCTGGTGCTACAGAAGCAATTGACCGAGCGTTAGTCAAAAACGAAAGCTATGCTCAAGCAGACTTTGAAGCCTTCAGTACACTGCACGCTCTCTGTTATCGACGTATACCTCGCAAACAGATGCTCACCGTGCAAGACTACCGACAAATTGGCGAGCTGACAGGCTACCCAATCTCAGGTAGTGCAGCTTACTCATCTAAAGACGGGCTCGTGTACAACAGTAATGCAGGAGACAAGATCCTGTACTACGACAGCCTCGTACGTAACTTAAAGTCTACACCCGAAGAAGTGATCAACTCACAGATTGGTGCTCGTGTAACAGCAGAACAACTTGCAGACTTCAGTGCGTTCTACAAAGACTACAAGATGAAGAAAAACAAGTACGACTTTACAGACCAGCTAGAGACGTATCTTGCACAAGGAATTATCCCTGAGTTTGACTATGTGTTTATTGACGAAGCTCAGGACTTGTCCCCACTGCAGTGGGACATTGTTGATTTCATTAGTCAAAAAGCAAAAGAAGTGTTCATCGCAGGCGATGACAAACAAAGTATCTTCAAGTTTGCAGGTGGTGATCCAAGTTCACTAATTAACCGACAAGGTAAGCGCATCGTACTCGACACATCTTACCGTCTACCACAACCTGTACTAGACTATGCAGAGAAAGTTGCTGATCAAATATCAGAGAAACAAGATTACTCTGTAAAAAGCAACAAAGACCACGGGTCTGTTCAACACATTCACAGTCTAACAGACCTAGACATGAGCAAAGGTACTTGGTTTCTACTCTGCCGCAACAAGGCGCATATGGAGATCTTTGAACACGCTCTAATGAAGAAGCAACAGTTGTTTGTATCAGCAAGTAGCCACTCACTCTTCAATCAAAAACAGATTGACTTCATCCTTATGTGGGAGCAGCTACGCAGGGGTTACAAGTTCAAAGCTTCTCAGCTCAAAGTGCTGTACCGAGAGTTCCTCCCATCAGGACGAGTAGTCGCCCGTGGGTGTAAGAACTTACTGGACTCAATGCCTGACAACGAGTTGTTTGACAAAGACCAACTTGTAGACAGCTTTGGTCTCAAGACGACAGTCAAGTGGGACTTAATATTCAAACTGCCAGAGTTTACTAAAGAAGTCCTGCTGAAAGCTGAAGCAGAAGGCACACTAGAACGTAGTGCCGATGTTCAGATTAATACAATTCACGCTACCAAAGGTCGAGAGGCTGATAACGTAGTTGTTCTACCAGACATCACAGAGACTACCTACAAAGGTATGCTTAAAGATATGGATAATGAGCATCGTGTGTTTTATGTTGCAGCTACTCGTGCTAGACAGAACTTGTACGTACATGCTCCTACAACTAATAGATTCTACCAAATGCCAAAATGATATACAAAACTAAACCATTCCAACACCAAGAAGACGCTGTAAACCGATTTGTATCTAAGAAGTACGGAGCCCTGTTCTGCGAGATGGGTACAGGCAAGACTAAGATTGTACTAGACATCGTACAGAACGCAGAAGACATCGTTGACGTACTAGTAACTGCACCAAACGGTCTGCACCACAACTGGGCAATCAACGAGATACCACGGCACTACGCTAAAGATGTAAGTGTGTTCTGTTGGAAAGGACCAATCAAGACTCAGAAAGCAAAGAAAGAGTTCAAATGGTTCATCAACGACAACACCAAGACCCGTGTCTTCTTAATTAACGTAGAGGCTCTTCGCACAGCATCAGGCTTTGATACTGCAACAGAGTTCTTTCGCTCATCAATACGCACAAAGCACATGATCATTGATGAATCAACGTGCATTAAGAACCCAAAAGCATTGCAGACTAAACGTGTTCTCAAACTTTCAGAACAGGCTCAGTGCAAGTGGGTGCTTAATGGTACGCCTATCACGCAAAGCCCATTAGACTTATTTAGCCAGTGTCGCTTCCTAGACAAAAATGCAATCCCATACAACACCTACACTGCATTCAAGCACGCCTTTGCTATCGAAACTGTCATGACAATGGGTAGTCGAGCGTTTCGTAAGATCATAGGATACCAGAACCTAGAACAGCTGACCAAGATACTTGAACCATTTAGCTTAAGAATTGAAAAGAAGGACTGCCTAGACTTGCCAGACAAAACGTTTGTTAAGCAAGCAGTTGAACTACATCCAAAGCAAGAGCGCATCTACAACAGTATGAAAGATGACTGTTTGGCGCTTCTTGAAAACGGAGAACTCGTCACATCGACCTTGGCACTGACCAAGATCGTAAAGCTACACCAGATACTCACTGGCTTTGTAACTGACGATGAAGGCACAGAACACCCAATAGACAACAACAGGATAGCTGCTCTCATGCAAATTGCTGAGACTACAAAGCCATTGGTAGTGTTCTGTGCCTACAAGTTCAACGTATCTCAAATTAAAGAAGAGTTGAAGAAGAAGTTTCCTGATTCTAATATCGTTGAGTACACAGGCAACATAACAGACTCTGTACGCAACGAAGGTGTTCGCCAGTTCCAAGACGGAGAAGCTGACTTCTTCCTTGCTACATCAGCTGCTGCTAAAGGTCTCACGCTCCACCGAGCCTCAACAATGGTGTACTACTCAAATAACTACAGCCTAGAGACTAGACTGCAGAGCCAAGACCGTATCCACCGTATTGGACAAGACAAGAAGTGTACATACATTGACCTCGTTGTGCCAAACACTGTTGACGAAGGCATTCTGTCTCGTCTCAAAGAAAAGAAAGAGTTATCAGGTATGGTGCTTGATGACTTAATTGAAATTATCAAGTAAACTAGCTTTATATGAAATATATAAGACCCAAAGTTGGAACCGAGCGTGTTCGTAAGTATTTCGCAATCCTTCCAGTCTCCATTAAACGGGAAACCAGATGGCTTGAGGTTGTTAAAGTACAACAAAAGTATTGCTGGCTGTATTGCGGTGATAATGAACCCAAATTAGACTGGTATAACCTAGCTTTTGCTGATTAAGTAAACCTATAACGATACAAATAATGTCAGATTTGACATAAACCAAAAAATAACCAATATAAACCGCAATGCCCGATAACAAAGTACCCGCAACTAACCGATCCATGTTCCACCAGACCGAAGTAACAGTCTTAGAACGAGGATTAAACTCGCTAACACTAGCCTGTGACGCACTCACACGACTCAATGATCAACTAAAGAATGAAGTTGAGGAGTTAAAAGCCGAGAACATTCGTCTTTTAAAGAGTGTAGAACTCTTACGTAGATAACCCAAAAATATTATGTTGACCTCAGCAGAACAACGAGTCCTTGAAGCATTTCTAAAAGAAGGAGGTAAGCGACCAGCCGCTAGAGTTTTAGGAATTGACGAATGTACTGTAAGGCAGACATTAAAACGAATTGAGCGCAAAGGACTTGCTCCTTGGCTCAGCGGTGCGGTCACACCTGATCATTTAAACGTAGCAAAGACCACTGTCCAGTACGGACCAGATGGTGAGGTGCAACGTGAATGGAAACGCCTTCTGCCAAATGCAGAAGCTATGACAGACTTTGTTGACTCACTGTGCAAACGAGCCGAAGGAAAGCTCAAGATCAGCAAAGCACCCAAGACAACACGTCAGCGTAAAGATATACTAGCAGAAATCTGCTGCTTTGACGCACACATCGGTATGTATGCCGAGGCAGGAGAAACCAACAGCCAAAACTACGACTCGGACATTGCTGTTAAACGTATCCACAACACAACTGACGCTTTACTTTGTCGTATGAACAACCCTGAGCATATCGTTGTCACCTTCGGTGGCGATATGCTACACTCAGATACTCGGAGCAATAAGACTGAGATGAGCGGCAACGTACTAGACGTTGACAGTCGCTACCATATGGTCGTTGAGAAGGCTGTAACCGCTTGTTACGATGTTGTATCTATGGCTGCTGAGGTCGCCAATGAGGTTACTGTAGTTATACTAGAGGGCAATCACAGCTGGCACTCCGAAGTCTGGCTTACGCAGGTGCTGAAGGCTGCCTACTCACAATGTGACCGTGTCAATATTGTGATGCAACGCTCAGCCCGTAAGCATTTGATCTGGGGTGACAATTTACTAGTGTGGACGCACGGTGACTCTGTAGCCATGAACAAGTGGCAGGGTATTATTTCAACTGAGTTTGCTCCGCTGTGGGGCAAGACTAAGTGGCGTCACCTAAAGATGGGACACGTACACCACAAGAAATCAAACAGTGCCAAGAGAGTTGTAACCTCTGATCAGAATGGCGGATGGGTCGAGAACCACGGTCTCTTGGTCGAGTATCTCCCTGCCCTGTCAGCCACGGATGCTTGGCATGCATCAAAAGGATTTATCGGTAGCCAACAAGCAATGACTGGCTTCGAGTACCATAAGAAACAAGGACTAATAACCAGACTATATGAACCAGCGTGCTAAGTTAGTTTCACCAACGTAAGAACAACATTTTTTGAGTAACCTGCTGTACTGCTGATTTCTTGATACTGAATATTTATATCTCTAGTGCTACCTGCTGGTACTGTTAGAACAGCTACAAGATTAACAAAATCATAAGTATTACTACCTCCAGTTTCATTAATCCGATCGCTTAAAACAGTAGTTCCTGAAGAACGCAAGTTTACAAGAAAGTAATCGTTATTGTCGCCGTCGTCTTCGGAGAACTCCCCTGTACAGGTTATAAGGTAAGTTCCTCCACTCACCCGCACTCCACCGTCATATGTACCAGAGGTAAGAACTGTACCTATGTTCTGTGGATCAGAATCTTCACTAAGCTGTACAATACCAGTATTATGATAAAGTGTGTTAGCTGTACGGGAGTATCTTGCCACTCCGATTGTTGCAGTCTGTAAAGCACTAATATCAGATTCTGCAGTAGTAACACGAGAATCCAACCCAGTTACCTCGGTATCCACGTAATTCTTAACACCACCACTAGTGACCATGTTCTGGCTACCTGTTGATGGTACAGTCTCAGCTGCAACTACACGGGAGAGTGCCGAATCAATATCCGAAGCATTATTTGTAAGTGTATATGAAGGCATAATGTATTAGGTTAAGATTTACTAAATTTTAAGAAATAACCAACTTAGATTTTTTATATACTGTGTATTTGTACCATAATCTGGATCATCTCTTAACTGCATTCTAAAAGTTGTATCTGATGACACATGGTTGTAAAATGCGGTTAAACGCACTGCATGTTGCCAACTCGGATTACCATTTGCTGGGAAAAACGGGTTTGCCATAGACCCGAAAAAATTAGAATCACCGCTTAATACATTTATATTGATTTGTGGACGATACCATTCTGAATAACCCGAACCCTGCGATTTCCACTCAAATTTATGCCACATCAGGTAATGTCCTGCAGTTATTGTAATATCATTACCATTTGCTGATAAAAAATCATTCTGCCTAGAAACGTCTAGGGGTATAGTTTGATATGATTCACTGCTAACAGAAAATTCATTAGTTCGTGTAACTACTGCTCCTGCTGTTTTACCTGCTTGCAAGGCAACAACATCAGCCTCAATAGCAGTTGTGTCTACGTCAACACCAGCTATTGCGGTATCCACGTAGTTTCTAACACCGCCACTAGTAACCATGTTCTGGCTACTAGCTGTAGGAGTATTGTCCGCACCAGCTACAGATGAGATTGCAGCATCAATAACAGCTGCACTATTACTTAGTGTATATTCAGACATTTAGCATTTCCATTTGCGGAGAGCCAACGCCTTGCGTGTTGGTCTACCTTTTGAATCTTTCATAGGTCCTTTGACCCCCGACATACGAGCACAAAAAGACTTGCGGCGACCCGCAGCCTTGGATCCTCGTTTAACCTTACCAGTAACAGGTGCTTTTAGGTTAGCACCCTCCTTGGCTTTAAAGTAACGACGACCAGCAGCAGTCAAACCGCCAGTTTTACTTTTGTGTTCTTTTCTCACTTATTTCTCTTTTGTCTTGGCTTTAACCTTTTTGCGCTTCTTCTCCATGAACTTTTTAAATTCAGGGTCAGATGCTTTAGCAAAGACAGGTAAAAGCTTTTTCATACCTTTTTGCGATTCTTGTTTTTGTTTAGCAAATTCAGCTAAATCTTTAGAGGTGTATTCTTTAGGCATACTATTTATTCGTTTTCTAGTTGGTTAACATACTCAAGGATCTCTCCTATCGTCTGTCTCTGTTCTGGGTTAAATTCGTGGTTGTTCAGTTCCTGTATGAACTCTGGTATCCTGCTTTGCTTTAGGGTTGCGCACCCACTGCTGAATATCAGCATTGTGCTTATTGTAACGCCTAGTAGCAAGTTCTTTAACATATGCAGTACGTACCTTCAGAAACATAGCCCCGATCTTCGGGAATGCT